AACCTACCCCCATCCCCCCCAGAAACCCCACCCTGGAAAAAAACCAGAAAGGGCCGTACAAAACCCAAACTCGATGTGGTGTACTGCATCGACCTGAACGACACGTTCAACGGACTGCACTGCTATAAGCTGGGCGCCACGTCCCTCACAAAACGCGGGCTCTGGAGCCGTCTGGCCAACATTCGTGCCGGTTCCCAGCTCCAGTGCGTGCTCCTGCAGTGGTGCTACGTCGGCCCCGACCGCGCCCCACAGCTCGAAAAAGACATCCTGGCCATCGGGCAGCGGACCGACCACCATACGTGGCAGGGCCACAAGGAAGTGCGTGCCCTAACCCCCGCCCAACTGGAACAAGTAATTCAACTTATACGTGGTGCAGAGGTGCCTTTCCCGGTATAATTACCGGCCATGGATGCCATACTTAAACCCACGAAACGCACCAGAGACCCCACGGTCTTCGCCGCCGCGCCGGTAACCAAGCCTGCGGCCAAGAAGATGCGTGCGCGTTACGCCGCGCTGCAGCAAGGGCTCCTCGACCGGGGGATGCCCATCCGCATGGTGCGCTATATCACGCAGCATTTCCATTCCAGAGCTGCCATTGATGCGTTCGTGCTGCAGTACCAACAGGGGTGCCACTTGACCGGGCGCCCGCTGGCTGACCGCTACGACCCCAAAACCCCCGCGCCAGATGCCTGTATCCCTCGAAAAGACGGAACGCTGGTGTGCTACGCCGCCCACCTCTTGACCCACAACGGGGAGATTCCTGACGCGTTGCTGCTGGCCGGTGCGCGGGCGTTGGTGGCTCACGCAGACCGCCAACACCGCCCACGCCCCCGCGCCAACCCCACACCACCCCCGAAACCCACACCGCAGGAGCCAGACGATGCCGGAGCTTCCTTCCTTAATCTGGGGGGCGGGAGTAGCCTCCTCATCGACGATGGTGATCTCAGCGGACCAGACCACGCAGCAGTCACTGGCGCAAGTATCTTCGCCTGGGACGACGCCCGCCAAGCCATGGTCCGAACTCCAATCTGAGCCATGCAAACAGTATCACGACGTATGCGACCCTGTGATCCCGGTGCTGCCGTGGGCAGTGGGGATCATCGCGGTGGGTGCGCTGGTCTCCGGTGGGGGGAACACACTGCCGTTCACGCTGACAGCCGTATTCACACCCGCAGAAGTCGCACAAGGCGAGACGGTCACGTTGACCATCACGGTGGACAACAAGATGACCGAAGATATGGCGTGGCCCCCGACGGTCACCCTGCCACCGGACCTCATCCTCACGCCACAGCCCTCCGGACCCGCGCCAAAAGGCGTGGTGACCACGTACACGATGACGGGTACAGCCCCGGCGCCGGGAACCTATTCGGTGCCGGTGACCATCAATGGGCGCACGGTCACGGCCACGCTCGTAGTCACAGCGCCGCCGCCCACCATGGGGAGCGACCCCTGACTTCATTTTTTGGGGGCGATGTCGGCCTTGTCGGGTTGGATGATCGCGCCGTTCATACCACATTTTTTGCACCACTCCTCGTAGGTGAGGGTGCCACGATCGGACACGACCACTTCGGTGCCGGTGGTGCTGATGCCGTCGCCGTTGGTGGGCACATCCCGTGGGGCGCAGTCCACGCACCCAGGCAAAGTGAGCTGCGTGCAGCCCCCGTCGGTGAAGTTGTCCGCCGTGCCGGTGCCCTCGAACGTCACATGATCGCCGGTGTTGTTGACGGTGACGGAGCCCTTGGCCACGGTGGACACGTCCCCACAGCAGCCGCAGGGGCCACGCCTGCACTCCTTACGGCACTTCCAAGTGACGTTGATGAAGGTGTTGCCCACACCGAAGTTGCTGGGCGCGATGATGGTCACGTTCTCGAAGGTGTTCCCCTCATCGAACGTGGCGTATGGACCGTAAGTCCCACCCTGAAAGTATCCTGCTGCCATGACTGATATTCTATCCCCCAATGGGCTTACATTCAACTTACAACCACTCGTCGGGTGGCCCCCGGACGACCCCACGGCCCACGCGGACCCAACCAGCCCGTCAGCGTTGGCCCGGGAGGTGCTGGCCACCTCACAGCCGCTGGTCCAGCGCACCGAAACGAATCCGCTGGCCCATATGACCCCGCAGGACATCAGTGACATCGCGTGGGATTTGGTGTTGTTCAACGACATGGATCGAAACAAGATTTTGAGTAGCTACAACCTGGCGAGTGATGCGGTGGTGATGCTGCAGCAGCTACCGCTGTTCCTGGCAGAGAGCGCGAACGCGAAGAAGGCGCTGCAGGCCGACCCCCACATCGGTGTGAGGAAGCTCGCCAAGACGTACCTGGCGCAGCGGGTGGCCACGCTCAATGACATGGCCACGAGCAACATGGTCGAGCCCAACAGTCGGCTCAAAGCCGTGGACCTGCTGGTGCGTATCGCTGGGCTGGACCGGGACTCAGGAACCCGGCAGGCCGGGGGTGTGGCCGTGCAGATTAACCTGGGGAACATGCTGGGCAGCAGTCTGGTGACCCCGCAGTCGTTCAACACGGTGGTGAGTGAGATATGAGCCGGGGAATCAACTTCGATTTCGATCGTTTTCCGACCCTGCTGGCGCTGGCGAAAGACCCGAGCTACATCAAGATGGTGGTAGGGCCTGCAGGCAGCGCCAAGACTTCGGGCCTGTTTGCCTACGTGCTGTACCTGGCGATGCAGCAGTTTCCGGGGGAGGACAACGTTCGTCGGACCCGGGTGGCGGTGTTGCGGCAGACTTACCAGCAGCTTACAAAAGCCACGCTGACCACGGTGCGGACCATACTGGGCGGGCTGGTTACGGTGACGGATGGGAAACCCCCGACGGGGCACGCGAACTTCCCCATGCCCGACGGGACGAGGGTGGACCTGGAGCTGGTATTTTATGCGTTGGAGAGTCCCAACGCCGAACAAGATGCGCTGGGGGCTGAATTTACTGTGCTGTTGGCGGATGAGATCGCATCTATAGACAACGAAGACTTGCTGATGACGTTTGTGTCGCGCCTGGGGAGGTATCCGTCAAAAGCGTATGGCCCGCGCAACGACGCGATTGTGTGTGCGCTGGGGGCGAGTAACGGCCCCAAGGTGAACCACTGGTTGTATCAGTGGAAACAGGGTATGCGTGACGTGAAGTTCAAGGAGATCGAGAAGGAGATTGGTAGGCCGTACTTTAAGTTGTTTCAGCAGCCACCAGCACTGTTGTTGCAGGACGATGGTACGCACGCACCGAACCCGAAGGCAGAGAACATAGAGAACCTGCCAGGTGGGTATGGGTACTACTTCAACCAATTATCGCGTACAGCCGACCACATCAAGGCATATGTGTATGGTGAGTTCGTGCCTCTATCTACGGGTAAGGTGGTGTTCTCGAACTTCAGGCACGACCTGCACGTGATCCAGCAGAACAAGTTCTTGGCGCAGTGGGGCAAGCGCGGGCGCATCGGGATGACGTTCGACTTCGGACGCACGCCCGTGTGTCTCGCGTGGGTGGACCTGCCGGGGGGCGGGATCGTGGTGTTCGACGAGTTCATGGCGGAGGACATTTCGATTGATGGGTTCTGGACCAACGTGGTGCGCCCGGGCCTGATGGAGCGGTACCCTAGCTGTATTGCTGGGCGGACGGGGCATACCACGGGCGACCCCAGCGGGTTCGATATGACCGCTGCGGTGGACTTGAGCCCGTTTCTGGTGTTGCAGAACCACGGAGTGGAGATCGAGTTCCCCGCTGGGGAGCGAAAAGACACACTGGCCCCACGGTTGGAGGCCGTGCGCCAGCGCCTGTCTCGGCTGGATGCGGTGACCGCAGCCCCGATGCTGCAGATTACGGACAACTGCAAATTCCTGATCGACGCATTGATGACAACATATGTATATCAGGAGGTCAAGGGCGCGAAGGGGAAGTACAACGAAGTACCTACGAAAACGCACGTCGGGTGGAGCAGCGACCTCGCGGACGCGCTCGCCTACGCGTGCCTATATAGGGTTGGAGAGCTGGAGCCCGCCACCCTGCAGCGCCCGAAACAGGCCGCTCCGCCCCTGCTGGGAGGCTGACAACCGAGCTTGACTCCACAGCGAAGTGGGTGTACACTCACTACCCATGCATGATGATGGCGAAGTTCTGACCAAAAAGCAGCAGCGCAAGCGTGAGACCACGAATGCGTTGGCCAAGCTCGTGAGCGAGCGGTTCAAGGCGGCTTCGTCCACCCGCCAAGCCTCCGGCGTCACGGAAATGATGACGGTCTGCAAGCGGGCGTCGTTGAGTCAGCCACTGACAGGTATCCACGCAGACCCGCAGTTCCCTGTGGTTTTCGATGTGACCAGCTCCATCACGCGGGGCTTGATTGCGGTCCTGAACGACACGCTCACAGCGTCAGCGGCGGACCTGTTTACACTGTCTCCAACGAACGACCCTGCGCTCACCCCCGAGGCAGAAGACGCCATTGTGGGGGCGCTTGAGCAGCAGCAGATGGCCATGCTCAGTTTGGGTATGCAGCCCAGTGAGACTGAGACCCAAGCGGCTGCACGGCAGCTCTTGGCTGCGGCCAAGACCGCAGGAAATGAGCAGGCCCACATGGCGGCGGACAACCTGAAGGTCATGATTAAAGATCAGCTCCAGGAGAACGGGTTCGACATGGCCATCCGAGAGGGTGTGCACGACTTCGTGAGTTCTGTGGCGATGGTCATCAAAGCCCCGTCCCCCAGGTTGAAGAAGACCAAGCGGTGGGAGAACGGGCGACTTGCGTTCGTGGACGAGGTGGTGCGTGGTGTTGAGCGCATCGACCCCGTGAACCTGTATCCAGCCCCCAACGCGGTGTGCCCGCAGACAGCGGACTATTTGGTGGAGCTGCGGCATATCTCTCCGAATGAGTTGGCCATGCTGGGTGCCCAGCAGGGCTACGACGCCGAAGAAATTTCCCGTGTGTTCAGGGACAACCCCGAGGGGTACAAGGTGGTGGACGACGACGCCAGCACCAGCCTGCTGCGCGAGCCCGACCAGAACACCGATGTGTTGACCACAAACACGAAGCCCTACGGGTATCAAGTGTTGTGTATGTACGGGCGGGTGCGTGGGGCGCTGCTGAAGGACTTCGGCATCGAGGGGGTTGAGGACCACCTGCACTACGACGCAGAGGTGCTGGCCATCGGGGATTGTGTGATCCGGGCGGTGTTGAACGCTGACCCCGCAGGTAAGCGCCCGTTCTACGTGACCAGCTATGACCCTGTGTATGGGTCGTTCTGGGGCCGCTCACCAACGTCGCACCTGATTCCCCTGCAGCGTGCGGCTACGAGTATTTTTGTGTCGATGCTGGCCGACCTGTCCATGGCTGGTATTCACGTTGAAGTGGACCCCTCGCGCCTGCACGACGATGACCACCTGGAACGCGACGTGGTGCGCCCGCGCATCGCCCGTATAGTCAAGGCCAACCCGGCAGGGAACGCCAAGCGGGCCTACGACATTTTTGAAGTCACTCCCAACACGGGGGTGTTTCAGGCGCAGCTCGACAAGATTGTCGAGCGCACCTACGAGGTTACGGGCCTGCAGCGCTTCGCCATTGGTCAGACGACAGGGGTCGGCACGGTCGGGCGCACGGCGGGGGGGTTGGCCTCCCTGCTGAATCAGGCATCGAAGGGTATCAAACAGGTTATGCGTAACCTTGAGAACGACATCATCGCGCCCGTGGTGCAGCACTACGTGGACTATGAACTGATGTGGGGCGACGTGGCTGCGGAGTTCCGTGGTGACGTAGCGGTTCAGGCCAAGGGGCTCACCGCTGTGGCGGAGCAGGCCGGGCAGTCGGAAGACCTCCAGTGGGCGCTGCAGAGCGTGTCCTCGATGCTGGGGACGATCAACCCGGAGACGGGCAAGTCGTACATCCCGGCAGAAGCACCAGTGCGGCTGTTGTACAGCCTGTTCAAGGCCAAGGGCATCGCTACAGCGGGGATATTCCCTGCCAACTTCGAGTCCTCAGCGGTGCTGTCGGGCGAAGGCGGGGGGGGTATGCCAACGCCAGAAGTGCCGGGGCTTGACGGGCGCAGTCAAACGTCTGTAAACTCGATACAGCAATCCAACGACATCATGGGTGTCAGCACCGGGGCGTAAACATGGCTTTGATTAAGAAACCCGTAGCTTATCGCCTGAATGGCGGAGCCTGTCAGCGAGGATACATCAATATCGCAGATTGCGATGACACCGCGATCTACGACTGGGTGACAAACCTGCCGGTTCCCGGGGCCGTGGTGGTCCCCCTCGGTGACTGCCCAGAAGAGGTGGTGGTCATTGATGCCATCGAATCCGACCCAGTTATTTTCTGTGACAACGGCACCACGTTCGTCCGCTGGTTCATCAAGACAGACGGCATTGTCACTTCCACGACTGACACCACCATCGACGGCACCGCCTACACGCCTGTCGGCCCGATCACACTCGGTGCTTGTGCTGCTACGCTGATCCAGCAAGACCGTGAAATGCAGGTGCTTTGTGCGCCTGACGGCACCAAGGTCATCGTTCAGAACGTCACACCAGACGACGCACCGCTTGGAACCGCACCTACTATTGAAGCCTGGCTGCTTGACGGCACCCCCTACGCAGGGCTACTTGCTGATCTTGGCACCTGTGGCGGCGAACAGGTGGACGTGTCGGCGGTTCAGTGGTTTTGCGCGGCAGGACAGAGCATTTCACGTACCGACTTCTGGGACGTGTTTTCGACACCGAGGGCATTGCTCGGTAGTATCTGGCAGGATGCCAGCGGTGCGGTGGTCGCAGCTCCGGCTGTGGGCACATTTACCGTTGGTGAATGCTCCACTTGCCCTGTGCTTGTCCCGCAGGGTGTTATTTCCAATTGGGGTTGACCATGAGTCTTTGTTCTGAGTTTACCGCCCTCGCGGGCTGTCTGGACGTTGCAGGCGTTAAAACGTCTGTGACCATCCACTATGAGTACCGTACCGCTGCCAACGGCGCTCGTACCCTCCACGCTACACGCTATACGGATGCCGCTGGCACCCCTATCGTGGTGGGCGTGGGCGATACGGTGACGCCGGGTGCTTGCGCCCTCGCTGCTCCTGATGTTGAGTGGGAAAAGCTCTGCGACGTTGACGCTGCTGGTGTTGTGACGGAGTTCTTCCGCCGCTCCATCACTTCGTTCGATGCTGCTGGTGCCGCCACCACTACCACTGCCGACTTCGAGTTGGACAAAGTGACTGCCTACGTGCCTGCTGGTACCGTCGGCTCTTGCAATGCTGACTGCGATGTGATTGCACCTGTTGGTGTTGTAGCTACCTGGGGTTAATATGAACTGCGCCGATATTCAAAAGTCAATCGGGTGCTACCGGGATGCCGGTGGTATCACGATTGGTACTGTAGAAATACATACTGAGTATCGGCGCAACGCTGCCGGTAACACGGTAGTTCACGCCGTCCGCTATACCGATGCGGCTGGCGTCCCTATTCTTTTAGGTGTCGGGGAGACTGTAACCCCCGGCGCTTGCGCTATAGGCGAAGTTTCACTCACGCAGACCGTACAGCGCCTAGCTGCCCCCTACACGGTAGTCACGGGATACAAGTCTGTGTCTGTCACGGCGATTAGTTCAAACGTCACGATAGATGGTGTGGCCATCCCCGCCAACTTCACCTGGTCGGTTGATAGTAGTTCCGGCGAGCGGTTCAGCGATACCGTGGCTATCACAGGTACGGACTACATCGTGACGGAGGTGCGCTAATGGCTGGCAGTAATCACGGGTTCGCCCCGACCCGGGCGCTGGTGTACCTCGACACGGTTGATCCAACCACGGCGACGATTTTCGATACGGCGAACCCGCCAGTCACGAACGACCCCACCCTGCCACTCGACGAAACCAAGTTGTTCGTTGGCACTGACGGCTCGCTGTGGACAACCGACGGGGTGACATACACTCGCGCCGGCAACGATGTGAACGACTGGAAGCTGCTTGGCAACGCTGGCACCACGGCGGGAACTAATTTCCTCGGCACGACTGATGCACAAGATGTGGTTGTAAAAACAAACAGCAGTAGCACTGCTGTATTTGTGAATGACCCAGGCGACTTCACACCGTCGCTTATTGTTGGTAATGACGCTAATCTAAACTTATATTTGACAAACCCGTTAGCTAAGTCGTTTATTAACGGTACCAGCTCTGGGTATGTTTCGCTAAACCAGAACAATCAAATTTTGACAGTCCGCAATGGTAGCGGTTCAGTAGGCTACAGACTTAACAGAGCTGGAGGCACTTTTGATGCAGTTGCTGGTGCTGGTGCTGGCTGGCAAATGGGCGACATAGGTTGGTGGACTTATACAAGCAATACAGTTAACACGACTACTGCGGCAAGAAGCGCACGATTCAATGTTACAACTAACGGGGCGCATGTAACAAACACAAATAATGCTGTTCGATTTGGTTTTGAGATTGCTAGAAGCGGGTGGGGGCCATCTACTGAAGTGATGCGGTTCATCGGTGATCTTGCTGGCGTTGGTCAGGCTGCTACACCTGTGTCTACTTGGGATATTACAAAGTGGACAAGTGCGAATGCTTTGCCTGCAACGACAGGCACAGCGCAATCCACCGGCCACATATCAAGACTGACAAGCAACGGCAACAACACGACTCTCGACATTGGGAGCAGCACCACTGCGGCTTGGCTCCAGTCCGTCAACAAAACCAACCTCGCAACAGCGACGCCACTGCTGCTTAACCCGGATGGACTTGGGCCTGTAGGCACCGGCGGCGTCACCGTGCCCACTGCAAAGCTGCACCACCTCGGCACGCTTCGCTTTCAGGGACTATTGACCAACTTTGTCGATACCAACATCCTGACCACCAACGCATTGGGCAACGTAACGACCCGTAGCGTGGCCTCGCTTGGCACGACCATGCGTATCCCGATCAGCAATCTTAATCCTGCGGTTGCGCCCAACACGATTGACAATGCCCTGTGGGCGCAAACGTGGAACTGGAACACGCTGGCGGCTGGCACCGCGCTGACGCTCGGCACGACCAGCATGACGACGGGCAACCTGCTGGACCTGCGAAACACCAACGTAGCGTCTACCGGCAACGTCCTACAGATCACCCAAACCGCAGGCGCTGGAACAGGGATCAGGGTTAATAGCAGCGCCACCACTGGCACCGCGCTGAGCGTAACGGCGAGCAGCACCGGCCTGAACTCCACCTACGGCTTCTTCCGTGTCGCTAACACCGTTGTTCCAACTACCGGCACCGGCCTGTTCGCGCGCATTCAGCCGAACAGTGCATCGGGCAGCGGCCTAACGATGCTGAACAATGGCGACACCGGCCTAGGCACTGCGGCACCGGTT